AAGATACAAATTATTTTGAATTAATCCCAGCTTCACCTTCAATATTTACAGCTACCGGATTCTTACCTGATGTTTGCAGATAACGATTGTTATTAATAATATGTGACAGAAAATCTTTTAACTCAGTGGTATTAAGACTGATTTGTGTTGCCTTTTTCATTTTAGTTTAATTTGATTTGTTGACCTGGAAGTTCTGGATTTAGATTTGAAACTGATGATAGCACCCATAGCATTTTACCTTTTGGTTTATTTGGAGCAGGTGCCTCACCATCTGTCAAATACACAAGACTTGTGTATTTCTTTTTATTTGCATCATAATAGTCTATTACGGGATCAAATGAAGTTCCACCCCTTCCGTTAATCTCAATTTGAGTACCGGATTTTTTATACGGTTTGATACTTTTAATAGCAGTATCACATTGAATTACAGTTACTTCTGAACCTGTCTTAAATATATGATCTATCTCATGAAAAAAATCTACTAACTCATCATCACTAACAGAGCCAGAGACATCTACAGCAACTAGAATATGTTTCTTTTGTTTGATCTTTAATCCGGGATTAGCAGTAAATCTTTTGTTTTCTTTTCTTCTTAATTTCTTAGTATAGACTTTCATTGAGCTACCTGCAAATCTTCTGAGATAACCACGCCAATCAAACTTTGGTGGTTCTGAGAAATCTAGAGCATCCAGTATTGATTTAATTTCACCTGGAACGGTTCCCCTAGATTTTTGAATCTGCTCAGCAATATTTTTCATAGTGTGAGCAGCCTGTGATTGCATTAGTTTCTTTTCAGATTCACCAAGCTCATCAAACTCTGACCAGTCATGATGAGGATTCATAAGACCATCTGAAGATTTGTCTTCATCCTTATTCATTGCACTTAGCAAATTCTGAAGAGTAGGATTATCTTTATTTGCACTAAGAATTTCATAATACTTTCTTGTACCTGCCTTATACGGCAAGTCTATACCTGGAAATGAATTCAATTGAATTGCACCATCAGGTAAGTACTCTCCACTGATATATTGATTAACTTCAATGTCAGCAGCAATGTTGAACAACTTCTTATCTGCATATTCATCGCTCATAAATATATGAGCAAAACAAATATGAAGAGTTTCATGTTTCAATAAACCAAGCCTATGATCTTCAGATAATTTAGACCAGAAGTCTTCATTAATTATCAACTCTTGATTTATTCCGTTCTTACCTACAGCAGCAGTAGGTACTGATTTACTCCATCTCTTATTAAGAGAAACTAAAAAGAGCCCGTAATAGGACTCTTTTAGTATAAGGTTTTTAATAACCTTAGATAATGATTCTTGTTTTGTCATAGATTTTTTCTTCTAGCATATTCCGCCATTAAAAGGGCATCTACTAATCCATCATTTGGTTTTGTTCCCTTACCAAATGTATATTTTACATCAGGAAATATTCTCTTAGCTGCAATAAGTGCCATAGCTTTAGTATCTCTTGCACTTTTACCAACCTTAGTTATTTCCTCCACACCCTGAAACATTTCTTTTTGCCATTGCTTTGCAGGAACCTTTGTATAAGGTAATCCTAGACTAATAGCTAGCATCTCTAATGCGCCAGACTGATGTCCCATAGAAAAAGCAGTTGCTTTGCTTGTTCCAAATATTACACCAAGCTTTTCAAATACAAGATGGGCATTTTTATGTTGAGATGCATTCTCTATTATATCCTTTAAGAAGGCATAATCTACTTCAGTGCCAATCATGGGCATAGGAAATGATGTTATAACGGAACCATCAATTACAACTATAGCACCTGATTTACCAATATCTACACCTATATATTTCTTACTCATTCTTTAATGCTTTTTTTAGTAAAGGCTGTAATATTTCTCTGACTTTATCATAACCATAGATTTTAACAGAATCTGATATGTCCTTTTCTAGGGGCAGGACAATATAAGGCAGATCATAAGTATCATGATACTTTTTCATTGCTCTAATACCGGCTTCATCATTATCAAATAGACAAGCAATACTGGTATACTTAGCTTTGAGAGCATCAATTGTATCCTTTCTGATTAGTGTAGACTCAGAGTCTGGTGCTATAAACTCAATGTTATAACCAAAATTTCTGAGACACATGCCATCTTTAAGACTAGAAACTATAACCAAATACGGTTTGGTAAAAGTAAGCTGATCAGTGCCTTGAGTATATGGTGCAAGTTTCATAAACTTCTTATCAGGATTTAGCGGTTGGTATATTTTGTATATACTACCATCCTCTCTATAATACCCATACATGTATGGTTTATTATAGGTAAAGAAAGAATACTCACCATTATCATTTTTACTGAAGGTAACAGAATCAATGGGCTTGACACCATATGTCTGAAGTATTTCTGATCCAATACCATATTGTTGCCAATACTTTGCATCTAGAACATTCCATTCTCTAGTTGAATGATCTTCCAGCTCATAGATAATTCTATCTCTAAGCTCTTCCTTTTTTACAGCAATACCATTTTCACTAACAAACTGAGAATAGTCACCTATAATCTTAGCAAGGGCCTGACCTCTATTAAGAGAAAATAGTTTTTCTACTAGTACAACACCATCACCACCTAAGTCTGTGGAAAAGTCTTTAAAGAAATACTTACCATCTCTCTGAAAAATAATCATAGATGGTTTTGTGTCTCTAGAATTAAATAGTGAAAGTATTGGAATATCTTGACCAGTAAGCCTTTCTCGGAGATTGCAATAAGTTTCAAATATCCAAGAACTAGGAACATCCGAAATTTCTTGAACTAAACTAGTTGTTCTGATCATAACCCAAAAATAATAAAAGGGAGAATCTATTGCTAGACTCTCCCCTTATTAATTATTTATTACAGTTCAAAGTCAGTAGCTACACGGCTGGTAGTCTGAACTGAATTGAATTTATCTACATCAAAGTCAGAACCTGAAGTAGATCCAAATGATTGAACCGTCTTAGGCTTAGAAGCTTTAATGTGTTTGCTAGAATCAAAGGTAATTACCTTATCAGTATTACCTTTTGCTGATTGATAAGCATATTGTCCACGAACAGCAGGCTTTGGTAAATACAAATCAAAGTTTGTATAGCCTTCCTTGTTTATATATTCTTTACCAGCAATACAGAAATAAATCTCTTTATCTGCAAACGGCTTGTCTTGATTGAACTGATGAATCAGTGATTCAATAGTGTCATGCTGATTATCCTGATTTTCAAGCCAAGAAGTACAACCAAGTTCTTTACAAAGATTAGAAAGAGCTTTAACAATATCTAGGTCACGCTTGACCTCTATACCTGACTTAGTAGTACCATCTGCATAAGGATACTCAGACATTCTAACACGGCCAATCTGACCTTTGTGTCTACCCATCTCCGGGTTATTACGATCTACATAGAAACCTTCAAAATCATCACCCATATCTGGGCCTACAACATGAAGAGTCAAATTATATGCACCTTCTTTATATGGAACTTTGTCTAAAGTTACAGAATAAATTGTGCAGGTTTGATTACCTGGTTGAATTACTTTGGGTGCTGAAGACCCACCTGTACTAATGTTTGCTGTACTAATCATTTTACTTACTTTTTTAATTAATCAATATATATTTTATCCCAGTGAGTTACAAAAGAGCCATCATCATTTATTTCAGAGAGAACAATCTCCTGATTTTTTAAATGATCTGGTCTGGCACCACATGCAATCTCATCAGTTGTTTTAAAGCTTAGGATATTCTTATTACCCTTACGGTATAGATATCCAATAGCATCTGACTTAGAGCAGACAATCCTTTTGAGTTTGCCGGTCAAATCCAAATCTAAAGAATTAAATTCAGCACCAGCTTTCTCTAAAACAATGTCCTTAACGTGACCAAGGAATATTACTCTTGGAGCCCATGTCTTTATATATGCAGTAACTTTCATATAAGCTTCACGGACCCAAGGATAACCTGCACCATTAGGTAAGTTTAATATATTACCATACTTAGCCTTACCACCTCTTTCAGGATCAAACCAGTTTGCACCCATAGGACTCTGTGAATATAGAGTTTCACCATAGGGAATGCACATCTCCTCTAAAGCTGTTACAGTATCAACTGCAATATACTTATAAGGATTACCTGCATCTTTAATTGCAGCTCCGATCTTTTTAATGTCCTGGACACTACTTGCTTTGATCTTCATAGCACTGACATAATCAGAACCATCCTCAAGATCTAATACATGACAATCTGGAAGCTGAGCAACAATACTTGTTTTACCTACCTTAGGCTTAGAGAAAAGAATCAAATTACTTGGACTCTTAACTGTAGCTTCTACTTTGCTTAGGGGGAGAATTATCTCGCTCATCTTTGGATTAATTTATTTAACCATTCCTTATTACTTACTGGCTTACCTGTAACTATTGCAGCAAAATCCCGTATTGTCATATGAGTAAATGGTTCATCAGTTAGATCTTTACCAAACTCTACAAAAGGATCAACAGGTGCTGCTTTCTTTTCAGGTACTTTAACTTTAACTAGTTCTGATACTGGAATAAGATATCTCACATATCCCAAATCACTTGGCTCGGTTGTTTCATACTCTTCACTCCAATGAGGATTGTATCTCCACAACCACAGCGTTCTATTTGCATCTTCCGGCTCATATTCCCTGCTGACAAACTCAGTGTAAATATCAGCTTCTCTGCGTAATTCTGTTGCAAAGAAACTAACATACAACTCATCTTTGCCACGAGGTCTATAAGCCATCTTAGGAAAAAATAAAGCACCAGGAATTCCCAAAGCTTCAAAAGAATCTTGATGTTTTTCTCTTAGTGCATCAATCTTAGCTTTTGTAACTTCAGTAGTACTCTTGGCGCTACCAGATGT